TAAAAATGGCATCAGTAAATAAATTCATCGGTATCGGCAACTTAACCAAAGACCCGGAAATACGCCACCTACCATCCGGAGAATCTGTAGCCAACTGCTCTATCGCATGTAACGAACAGTGGAAAACCAAGGCCGGAGAAAAACAGGAGCGCGTTGAATTTATCAACGTAACTTTCTACAGAAAGCTTGCTGAAGTTGCGGCCAATTATCTACGGAAGGGATCTAGTGTCTACATTGAAGGTAGGCTCGAAACTAAGAAGTGGACCGACAAGGCCGGAGTTGAACGCTACACCACCGGGATCGTGGCGAGTGAGATGAAGATGCTGGGCAAGGCACCAGAGGCCGGAGAGCGCCAGGCTCCAGTGAAGGCTCAAGCCGCCCATGGGTTTGAAGACATGGACGATGACATACCTTTTAATTAGAACCGTACTATAACCGGCATTCAGTGGGTGCCATGTGCGGTTCCCGAACTAAAGGAGAACGGAATGATTAAAAATAAATGGAAACACCGGTTCAGTCACCATGAAGCGTTGATGATATTCCTGGCCATCACCCCGGTGGTGGTGATCATGGTGATCATAGGTTATCTAATAGGATTGATATTCTAAGGCGTAGGAGAAAGTTGTGATTAAAGCTCATCCATATTGTCAAAAGATTTGCGCCATCTGCAAATTACAAGCAGAGTTATTGTATTGCGTGGCTCCTCGCGCAGTATATTTATGCTGGAAGTGTTGGGGAAATAAATGATTCATTATCACGGTTTGCCCATTAATCCATCAACGGCTGCCGCGCAAGCAATTTCCGGCGGTCATGCTTTTATAAGTTTTCGTGATCCACATCAATTGTCTATAGCGGTTGAAGTTTGCCAAAGTTTTGCGATTGACAATGGAGCATTTTCTGCTTGGCGAAGCGGGGAACCTGTGACCGACTGGAATAGATATTACGAATGGGTGTCAAAGTTACATAGAATTCCTAATTTTGATTTTGCTGTAATTCCTGACGTTATTGATGGAACTGAGGAGATGAATGACGCTCTTATTGATGAGTGGCCGTGGCAAGATGCAAAGAATAAATGGATCGGTTCTCCTGTTTGGCATTTGCATGAGTCTATAGAAAGGCTACAGTCATTGGCTACACTCTGGCCTAGAGTTTGTTTGGGTTCAAGTGGAAATTTCTCTGCAATTGGAAATTCTTTGTGGTGGGGCAGAATCGCTGAAGCTATGAATTCTATATGCGACAAGTCTGGGAATCCAATATGCAAACTACACGGGCTTCGTATGCTCGATCCAGATGTATTTTCAAGACTTCCGTTTGCAAGTGCAGATAGTACGAATATCGCCAAGAATGTAGGTATAGATTCAGCGTGGAAGGGAACATATACACCACCAACAAAAGAGGCTAGGGCGTGGATAATGAGACAGAGAATAGAGAGCAAGCAGTCAATGCCATTCTGGAAACCACAACCGATTCAAGAGTGCTTGCTGAAAAATTATTCATTGCTAGACGGGAATTAAGATTTATGCGCCAAGCGTTGAAATATCAAGAGCATTTATTAACAGGGAAAAGAATTGATGGCGAAAGAAAGCTATACAAAATCTTAATGGAAGCACGAAATAAACATAAAGGATAATATATGACTGAGACTATTAGCCCGTTCGCGTATCTAATAGGATTGATATTCTAAGGAGAACACATGAGTACCAGAGAAGAATTAGAGAAGGCGGTGAAGGATGCAAGCGATGCTTGGTACGCTGCTGATGATGCTAGGGATGCTGCGGAGGTTGAATACAATAATGCTAAGGCTGCTTTGGAGGAAAAGGGTGGTGGGAAGATCGAGGTTTGTCCGGGAGTCACCCTAGATCAGTTTAAGGTCGCGTTGTTAACAGATGACAAGAGTGAAGAGTTCGATAATTGGCGTAAAGAATCCGATGACTGAACTTCTTATCTGGCTGACCCTGGTGACGTTCTACGAATCCAGAGGTGAGCCTGAGCCTTGTCAGGTCAAGGTAGCGCAGGTTACATTGAACCGCATGGGTCCGGATGGCGATATAGCCAAGGTGGTCCTGGCCCCGGCGCAGTTCTCGTGGGTGCCAGAGAAGATGAATGGAGGAGTTCTTAAATCTGAGTATCGGCCCAACGTGAAGAGTAAAGAGTGGCTACAGGCAGAGCGATCAGCCAGGATTGCTATCTACGGTAATGGGAAGTTCGAGGCTACGCACTTCCATGCAACGTGGATTGAGAAGCCCAAAAGCTGGAGTAAGTTGAAGCTGGTTACAATCTGCGGTCAACACGCATTCTATAAATAAGCCAGGCGGTTATCTATCGAGGATCAACTGGGTTTCCCGACCAGGACCACGCAAGGCATTTTCGGGATGTCTCCCTAGCCGGGCTTAAACGATATTTTATACCTATCTATATCTCAAAACAGGTATAACTACTTAATTAGCGACTGCTCTTTGACCCATTCCTGGAGACTGGAGAGGGTGGTAGAGTTTTCGTGGCAGATACCGTAATTGGCTGCGACTCTTTCAAGAGCGTCTTGAGAGGTAACGGTTCTCTCATCAGAATCTCTGGAGGTGTCGGGAAGTTCATTGTTCGCGGCGCTGTCGTGGAGCAGCCTCCAACCAGCAGACAAAGTGCAAGTATCTTGTACATGAATCACCTCTTTAATTATCTCTCTGCTCTTTCCTTGAACAATTTGCACCCGGTCCACATACTTTGTGACCGTTTGATCTGAAACCACAGCCTGTTTGATCCCTGTCTCAATAGAGTGGGCCTGCGAGTCGATTACAGCCTCCTGGCACGATGATATTCCTAAACGGTTACCAACGTATAGGCCGGATGAAAATAACGCAATGACGAGCGTTAGGGCGATTGATATTTTGGCTGCGATTGGAATTAGGAACGGCATTATGGTTTGAAGGTTCTTCTCGCTGAAGGTGGTTTCCGGGTACTTAAATGACACCATCCCAGGGTAGACTCTGGTGCCTCGCGATACAAATCAAACTTAGTTAATATCTCGTCGGTCAGGTAGTCATCTAATTTGTTTTGAGGGTCGTAGATATCCACAGCCAGGGCCTGTTTGTGGGCAGAGTTAGGGCTTCCAGTTTTGGATGACTGCAATCTGAATCCGCCATCGCCATCCTTGTTTCCGGAGATCAGGCACCCAGTCTTTGGGCTGACTCGCAATACGTTACCCTTGGTGACATAGTCTGCGAGTAACCGATTAACTTTGTACAGAAGGTCAAGACCATTGAGACTTATGGCCGGAGTTACTTCCGCAGTCTTGGTATTGAAGTAGTCTTTTAGGATTATCATTTGACCAGCTGTTGATTGGTATAGCATCTGAGTACCATGTTACCGGCACCGGATATGAATATTAATATTGAATATGCTATCGGAGGAAGATACACAGAGAAGGTAGCCGCAGCCAGTTCAATAAGTCCAAGCAAAAGAACTATAGATCCATTGAGCCATAGAGTCCTCGAATGTACAGCACGTTTCACTTGTCTTGCTTCTGGTCGAGCTTCTCGAAAATTCTGGCCAGCATCGCTTCCAATTTATCGAACCTGGCTTCCATGTCATGTTTAAGATCTTGCATATCCTGTTTTCGAACATAGTTACTAGGAAGGCAGATCTCGATATCCTTAACGTCAGACTTTAATCTCTCCACTGCATCCCAAAGTTGACGAGCGAACCAGCCTATTACAGCCAGTGCAGACCCCGCCAACAGATTGATTATCATCTGACCGTCCATTTATACCATCCAAATAATGAGTCCAACGATTAAGATAATGATGAGAACAGTTCTCTTTGAGGACTTGATAAGGTCGAGAGCATGGTCTACGGTGGAGTCAGTCTTAACGATAGCTTCATCAACCTTGCCCAGTATCTTCTTAGCTTTAATGGTCACTTTACCAACCTGCCAATGCACTATAAATGGTTGTACCTGTGTCGGCATCAAACTCAGCCTTTTGTTCAATGGAATAGTTGCGACATTTAACACGTTTAAGTTCTGTTAGTTTGCCATCAGCACCCATAGTTTCTTCAAGCCATGTGGCTTCTAAGGTGTTGGATTTAATATCGTGACAGACTGCTGCTAAATAAATCATGACGTTGCTCCTTTGATGATTGCAAAGTTAAATACAACGGCTTCAGCTCTCGCCCCCGCTGTTATATTTCTTAAATACCCAACTACAATTCCAGCGCCGTTTGTCCCTGCACCCCATTGATAGCCGGTCATATCAATAGTAGCAGCCTGTGGTGAAAACACAATGGTATCAATTGCTGCTACAAAAGAATTATTCATTTGAAAATTAATAGATGTATTGGCTGCTAAAGAAGCGTTGTTCATAGTAATCGCACCAGTAGGCTTATTCAGTGTAAACGCTGTACCCTTACTCGTGGCTTGTGTAACCGTACCACCTGACCCTGTGCTGTAGCCTAGAACGTTTGCGCTAGTAATAAGCACATCACCACTTACAGTTAGACTGGTTGCAGTTGCCGCCCCCAATGCTGGTGTGACTAGAGTAGGCGAAGTCCCCAGCACTACAGCACCAGTACCCGTAGAGGTAGTAACTCCAGTGCCACCACTCAATACTGGCAGAGCAGCGTTTAGTCCACCAGTCAGCGTTGTTACTCCAGTGACACTCAGTGTTGTTGCTATAGTCTCACCGGCAGTATTTACTACACCCGGAGTTGTAATTCCCGCCGACCCATCGATAATACAGCTCATATTATTCTCCTTGTAGCCAAACTTCTGTTGGCGGTGTAGGCCAGACCACTTCACCAGCAGGTGGGTAGACAGCAATAGCCCTGATGACGTTACGGTAGGCTATGAATTCACTTTGGTTGGCTAGATAGGGATTGTTTGTAGGACTAGCAACGTCTGCGATGGTTGTCCAGTCAGTGCTGTTTAGAATCCCTACTGCGGTCTGTGCATTAGTCATCTTCTCTGATTCGAGTTGTACTGCTGCTTTGTCATAGATAACTGGATTGCCATCAACATCAAAGGCATCATCGCCACGAGTATAAGCAGTCTGTGGATAGAGTTTGAATAGTGCGTTAAGAAAGTTGTTCATCCCTGTATCTCCATTAGGGTGATGGTTGAATATGAGGCATTACTTTGCACCGACACAGATGCAATATTTGCTCTGGATGCTACTTGAGTTTTATATGTGGTTGCTGATGTGGTTGCAGGAGAGTCTAGATAATTAACACTACAGCTACCACAATTGTTTGACGTTGCAGTATTGGTAAATAACGCAGTAGTTTCAAAAACTATTAGCGAAGAAGCTCCCCTTAAAAGTTGCAAGTGCATATAAGCATTGTTAGCTTTGCTACAACCAGCTTGATTTACGATAACAAGTATCTTGCTTGATGTGCTTCTTGGCGTAATAGTTGCAGTAAGTCCAGTATCTACAAATGTGGTGGTAGAGCTACCAACATCTATTCCATAAGTCCCATTAACAACTTGCAGAACCGTTCCCGCTGGCAATGCTGCTGCTGCAATAGTTCCAGTTAACTGAGTAGCTGCTATGCTCTTATTCGTCAGCGTATCAACCGTGGCCTTGCCCACTAGTGTGTCGGTTCCAGTAGGAAGTGTTAAAACTCCTGAGCCTGCAACCAGTGGCGCACTGATAGTGATGCTGCCAGAAGTGTCCCCTGCTACAATTAGACTCGCCATATTATGCTACCTCCTTATCTGCTGGTAATGGTGTGTTGCCTTCAGCAAGCCATGCTAGGTAGACTTGCGATGTTTCTATGTTATGCCATTCGCCAGTACCAACTTTGTTAGCATATGTTCCATCTTTGTTTAATTTATACATTTATAACTCCGCTGTAGCCGTTACATGACAAAAATTTAAACCATTAACAATGCCTGACGCACCTGATACAAACAAAGCAGAATCACCACCTCCAGCGGAGACAATTGTTCTATCAGCCGCATTATTTGTATCTCGCCAATTTGCATTTGCAGCAGATGGGTTAAATGTTGTAACAGTTGCGGGGGCTGCCCTCATAGTTACAGGAAGTGATAATGAGCCACCAAATGTAGATGTTGCTGATGTACTTACAAGTAATCCTCCCGCTGTTGAGCCTGAGTTTTGAACTGGTGCAGTACCTTGTGCAAAAGTTTTAAAATAATACCTCTGACACATCGCCAACTCAGTAGAATATGCACGGACATCAAACGAAGTAGCAGTAGAGCCTTTTTCTAGTTGAACGCCTGTGATGTAGAAGGTAGCGCCAGAAGTGCCTACTACGCTGACTGCGCCTGTGGCTGAAACAAGATTACCTGCTTGCCAAGAGCCAACCGTTCCACTAAAAGAAGAGCCAGCACCAAGACCAATGTAAACAATTACACCAGCTGTGTTTGTTGTAGAGAATGTTCCGGTTGTTGGCCCTGCAATAGTGACAGAAATAGTTGTCCAAGTATTTGCCGAAGAAATAGTATAAGTAAATGGGTAAGAAATAGTCGCGTTACTTAAAGCTCCGCCAAATGTACCTGTCAGACTTGAATAAACTCTAAATGATAAAGTTACATTAGAGGCATTGGCTGTACCCCATCCTAAATCGGCAATATTTAATCCTTCAATTGGTTGTGCCGCACAAAAATAATCACTAGCTCCAACAGAATACGCGGAAGATGATGTTATTCCTAAGTATTTTGTAAACCCTACAGGAGGAGTTACAGCGCCAGCGTTTTGTTGTGATGTTAATTTAGACGCTTGAGATACATAATAAACCCATCTGTCTAATGTATATGTACTGGTAGTAGGAGTAACACTAGCCCCCGCATTCCTCTGGTCAATCACCATTGCACCATTGATGATGCGGTTCTTGAAGCCAAAGGTGTTTGCTACGCTGATTCCGTTACTAGAACTCAGAGTACCAGTTACAGCCATGCCCGTGCTGGTCACAGCAACTACTGTAGTTCCATTACTATTTAAGTTGAGAATGCCAGAGGCATCGCCAGTCATCGAGATGCCACCTGCACCACTCGTAAGAGCCGCAATCGTAGATGCCATTTATATATCTCCTAAAGAATTGCCCAGCGAGAGCCGCTAGGAACAGTAACCACCACGCCCGATCCGAGCGAAATTGGCCCAACAGAGAATCCATTTTTAGATGTTGTCAAAGTGTACGATGATGTTACCGACTGAGCATTCTCGTAGATTGCACCGTTGGCTTGAGCGCCACCAACACCGCCCCAGGCACCAGCAACGTACCCTTCAAAGCCAGCAATGGTTGTGTTGTATCGCAGCATACCGTTGGTTACGCCAGTTACAGTGCGCTCTGCTGTGGTCCCCGCGGGTAGTATTGCAGATCCAGTAGACGAATCTTTAGACACCACAACTGTAGCATCTAGTGCTACATAGTCCCAGGCTGCGCCTGAGTAAACTCTTACTCTATTAGCTACCGTATTGAAGTACAGATCACCGGAGGTCAATGGTCCACTACTTGGATCTAAAGTCGGATCGGTTGCGAAAGCACCAAGGTAGGTATTCGTGAACGATGCAAGACTGGCCGCTGCCGATACTGCTGATGCCGCAGCATTGGTTGCCTGGGTAGTTGCTATGCCAGCTTGTGTAGTCGCGGTCGTTGCAGACGTTCCGGCATTGGTGGCCGATGTTGCCGCGTTACTTGCTTGCGTGGTTGCTAGACCGGCCTGGGTGGTTGCGGTCGATGCAGAAGACGTTGCTGATGAAGCCTGTGCAGTAGCAGTAGATGCGCTTGAAGTCGCACTAGATGCCGATGCTGTGGCGCTTGTCGCTGAATTTGTTGCGCTCGTTGCTTGCGTTGTAGCAGTCGTTGCTGAGTTACTTGCGCTTGTTGCGCTTGTTGCGGCGGCTCCGGCAGATACAGCGGCAGCAGCAGCGTTTGCGGCAGCATTTTGAATAGCGACTATGTTAGTGGCATTCGTGTTAATGCTGGCTATATTTGTAGCGTTAGTATTAACATTAGCAATGTCGGTTCCGACAGCATTTACATTGGTAATAGCCCCGGCCACTGTATTGATGTTGGCGATGTAAGTTGCATCTGTATTAACTGAGGTTATGTTATTTGCGACAATGTCTATATTGGCAGCACTATCAGCCAGGCGAACAATGTCGGCCACCAAAGCATCTGCATCTTCGGCAGAAGTAATCGGAAGCTTTGCAGACCGGTCAACCTCTTCCTTCAACTGCTGGGTTTGGATGGTTAAATTATCTAGAGAACTGGTGATAACTTCTGGGTAAAATCCACCCTGGTTGGTCAGGTCAGTTTCCTGTAAATAAGGAACCTGGGAAGACATAACCATGTTGTATCCAACCGCCAATGGAGCGACCAGAGTTACATTCCCGCCAGGATTTGAGTTCTGGTCGAAATTCAAAGTTACGGTAAAGTCGGTGGTTAATACTAGAGTTGTTTCAACTGAGGTTGTATTGTTGACTTTTACAACCAGCATATCCGATGGCTGGAATATTTTGAATGCATACGCAAAGGGACCAGTTGATCCACTTCCTACGAATGGCCCTGCTTTTCTGGTCTGGCTGGAGATTGTCATCGAGGTACTCCTTTATTCTTTGATGATAAGTTAAATAAATTAGTTACGGATAATTATTGATTCGGTCTGTTTACGTCCTTGCCAGAGATAACTCCACGAGTCACATCCATAGCGCTCTCTGGGTTTACCCTGCCTTGCGCTATATCAGCAGCGTATCCAAGAGGCTTTCCCATCTGGCCAAGAGGAAGACCGGTGATCATTCCAAGTGCGGTCAACGTATCCCGTATAGCCTTCTTCCAGGAACCGTCTTCAGCGATTGCTTTGTAAAGAGTATTGGGTGCGCGAACAGTTGACTCAAGTGCTGATATTGATGCGGACGTACTTATACGGTCATCATATGGCTTAGAGTTCCACGCATTAACACCGGCCATGATAGACGGTCCAACTATAGGTATCATCGCTATGGCAGTCCTGGCTTGCGATCCAAAGAATAAAGCCATGGCATCATTCTCGTCCCACTCATCATCGTCACCATCTGCGAACCCACCGGCACCCTGTACTATGATTTCAGACAGAACTGCTGGGATCATAAATGCGAATGTGTAGATGTAAAGCAATTGGCCCATTCCTTTTTTAACTCCGAATTCTTTAACAGTCTTGGTGAATTCGGTGCCTAAAAGGTTCGCTTGCATATTGAAGTACGAGTAAAACATAGTGAATGCTCGAACGAATGCGGTGCCGGTCTCGAATCTGGACACATCTTCTGGCGAGAAGCTGCCCTGAGTGAGTCGAACTGCTGAATCAGCCGCTCTAACAGCATCCCTCTCATTGCCAGTTTC